TTATTTTCCCAAATGATATTTTGGATCAATTGCCATTAGTAATTTTTTAAAGAGCTGAATTAAACGATTTCTAATGGAGTTGAGAATTAGTGTTATAGCATCAAAATTTTCTACTTCTTTTTTTGCTTTTATTGCTATAATATTGCTGATTATAGAGATACCATCACTTACAATTAATAAATTCATTACTGCGGTTACAAACCAATTAAAATTGTAATTAAGCCCCTTACTCATTAAAGCCAAAGCAGTTGGAATTAATAAGACAGCTAATTTAGAAACAAAACCTACTGCTAGTTTTTTGAAACTAAAATGATTATTGAGTACTATAGTTTTGATAATTCCTAGAAAGGTGTCCATTATCATTAAGTAAAACAATACTTTAACAATTCCAGTATCCATTTCTAGGTACATAAAAATTCCGTAAAGTAATAGTTTTAATTCGTTTGAGTATTCTGAGATTTTATTTATCATGACTTTTTGCTTTTAGAAATTTTATTAAAGTTTTTAGATAAAATCTTTTGGGGTATGAAGCCCCAAAAGATTATTTAGTCACACATTCTATTTACAAAATCCTGCCTGTTACTGTGACAGTATTACTGTAAGGAGATGTGTATCCATTAGAATTAATTCGAATTTGGTATGAATAAGTTAAACCATTTGATAATTTATCATAGTAAAAGGTATCAGTTGATGTTTGAACAAGCATTGGTCCTCCACCATTTATACTGCGATATAATTCGTAAGTTAATGCCCCAGAATCAATAGAGTTAGGCCATTGAAGTATCATGTTTTCGCCTCCATAATAAGCATGCTGTAATGTAGGAACTGTTGGCTTCACAGTGGCTGCATTTATAGTTGTGGGATTGGATAAATTTCCAGCAGCATCTTTTGCTCTGACCTGAAAACTATATGAAGTATTGGTTAATAGTCCTGTAACATTATAAGTTAAAGTGTCTTTTGCTAACTCGGTTAGAGGAGTTAGACTATTATCTTTATAAATCAGATAATTAGTAACGCCTACATTATCTGTAGATGCTGTCCAGCTTAAGGATAATGAGCTGCTGGCAATATTTGAAACTGTTAGATTTTCTGGACTTGTTGGTGCTATTGTATCCACGGGACCAGTAATATTTCCTGTATATTCTATGAAATGAACGATATGATAAGGGTTAAGAATATTTACTGCAGTTGGAGAATTTCCTTTATTTACTGCATTTAAATATTCTTTTTCTCCTCCATATTCTATATCTGTTGCATTAATATATCTATAATCACCTCCGCTGTTGTCACCTTTAGATACTGGTAATGTCAGATCTAACTGAGGAATGTTTCCTTGTGTCAATATTTTATTTTTAGAACCACCATCCCTTATGTTCCAATTATTAAATTCGGATTGATTATTGTCAAAGCCAATAGCCATTCTTCCTCTTAAAGGAACATATTCTTCCCAGCCTTCTGGAAAAGGAGCAGGTTTCCCCCAAATAGCGATCATACCAATTGGAACTGTAGAAGCAGGTCTATCTTCTAAAATGGTAATACGATTAATTAAAGATTCAAGTAGAGTACTGCTTTTAACAACTTGATTTTGATTGTTTACTGCTAATAAATAATCACTTGTAGTTCCTGTATTTAAGTTGTTTAAATATAGATGATGAGTTCCAAGATTCAAATCTCCCTGCATTGCTTTTGAGCCATCAATTGGAAGATAAGATTGTTTAATAGTGTTAATATTTGTTTCAATTGAGCGAATATTTCCTTCAACAGCAGTAACATTAGCTTTTATAGCATCAATATTATCTCCAACTGCTTTTAGAATTTCTTCTATAGATTTTAGATTTTTTACAATTACAAAATCTTTTAAATCATAATAATTAACTGCTTGGTTATCATTTGTTACTGGAGTTCCTGCATCACCTACATATTCTGCTTCATAATCAGTATATGCAGTTTGTGAGTTTCCGTCTCCGTAAGTTAAATTGGTGGTAGTTTTGGTTGTTTTTAAGTAATTATTTGTAATTCCTGTTTTTATTGGATACAAAATACCTTCTCCTGTTTGCGTAGGTTCGTGAATAACTGCCCAACCTCTGGTTTTATCAGTAGCATGAGCTATAATATAATTTTTGCCTTTTTCAATACTTAAATGTGCTTTTATAGCTTCATATAATTCAGATCTGTAAGCTGTCTGAAGCCTTTCTAAAGTTTCCTGCTCGAGAGGAAAACCTCCGGGATGACTAAAATTTACTTGTTTCATTTTTTATTGATTTATATTATCTGTTGTTTTTATTTTTGGATTTCATTTTTTGATGTGTAACTATAACTTTGGTAACTTTTGCCTGCTAGTTTATAAAAGTTAAGAAGATTGTGATACTCGGCCGAAATGATGTTAATTGCTTGCGTTTGCTGATCAGGAGAATTTCTATGCGTTTCAGCCACTATAGTTTGGTTGGTAATTAAATTTTCTGGAATAAAAACTCTAAAATTCGCATAAGAAATTGTGGTATAATCTTCTCGATGAGCTAAATAAACAGGTTTGTGATCTCCGTTTTCATACTCGTAATTTCTAAAAATTTCAAACATTGGAATTCTTAAATCACCTTTAACGATCGTTCCGTCAGAAGATTTGTCCGGATTATAATATTCTTTGTGCAGATACAAATATTGTAATGAAGGTTTAATCGATTCATCAATATAAATTAATCCCTCTTGTCGTTTTTGCCCGATGCTTAAATTTGGATTGTAATTTTTGCTGATGTTAAAAGCTTCGTTAAGTACTTTCTCCAGATAAATTACCTGTCCAGTATGCTGCATTTTATAAAGTATGCTTTCATAAAGAGAATGAAGCGGAGTTAGCAAAACATCAAGCCACTCTACATGTGTTTTTTTTCTGAGAATAGGGGGGATGAGCCATAGCAAAAGCTTCTCCCATTTTAAAATTGTGTATGTATTCATTGTAAAAGTATTAGGCTATTGTTTGTCGCGGTAAAATGTATAAGGAATGTAGTTTACTTCAATTTCCAAGGCATCCATATCAAAATATCCGGCTTTAGGAATAAAATATTCTATTCGTGTAACATCCGTTAAATCGTTATTGTCATCGTCATTTGGATTTTTCGCAATAGAAGTTTCAACTTTATTTAATATCGGAATTTTAATTCCTTCCGCTTTTTGAATAGCATCAACCAAAAATGTTTTTACGAAAGCACCATTAAATTCAATATTTTTTAAGTGGTCTTTAACTGCATCCAATACAGGAAAAATGGAATTATTTAAGATTAATGAACCGTTTCTTATATCTAAAGGTTCTGCCAACAAATCTTCTTCGTATTTTTTTAATTTGGCCTGTTCTTCTGCTTCTAAAGTTCTGTTTAAACTTTTTAACTGATAATATTCAATGTCTTTTGGATTGATATAAATGCTCAAAGGATCTACATAAACATTTAAGTTTAATTTTAAAATATCACCATCATCAGAAGTTATATAAACCTGATTTCCTGCGTCTTTAATTCTAGCGATGTATTCCTTAAAAGCAAAAAGCTCATTCGGAACATCAATTCTTGAAATTTTGTCGTCCTTTTCCGTGGCCACTTTTATAAAAACAACCCCGACTTTATTATGGAAATAATCAGAAAAAATTTCTTTTACTTTTTTTTCAGGGTTGAGTACTGTTTCCAGATCAATTTCGCTTACAGCACAATGTTTGATTATTTTAGATTCTTCAATTTGAGTCTCAGAAAGGTTTTTAGTGTCAAACTGATAAGAACCATCTTTCCAGATCAATGACATTCCGTTACTGGAATTTGGATCAAGAGGAGAACCATAATGAAAATTTAAAGCCTGTTCGCGATACCAGTTTAAGGTATGTGGTCTAGATATTAGGGCGTTTTTCTCTACTATTTTTTCATGTACCCAAATAGCGGTCGCTACGATATTTACCCATAGTCCCCAAATGCTTGTTTTTGAGCTGCTGTTTAAGCCATTGAGGGAACTTTGTTTCTTTTTTTCATTCAGAATTTCATCCTGAATTTCAGCAATTGTACGTGCCATATTTTATTTTTAGATATAGTTTAGCCTGTAAGACATGTTTAATATGCTTATAGATAATTGTTTATGATGATTTGTGAATTACTACAGGGCTGTAGTTTTGTTTTAGAAGTCCTAAAAGAGAGGATTTGAATGTAATGTGATCGTGAATGAATTTCAATTCAGAATTTATATTTGGAGATTTTTAGTAAATAATAAAATCCTCCTCAATAATCATATAGTCAATTCCAGAGAAGTTGTTCAGTAAATATTGTTCTTCTTCACTAATTGAAGTGGCAGGTTTTAAATTTCGCGTATTGTAGTATTCTACAATATCTTTTTTAAAAGCTTCCCTTCCGATTTTTAATTCGTTATAAACAGAAATATCTTCTGTAAGGTCGAATTTGTCATTGTCTTCTAAAAGGTCAAATACTTTCTCAATGCTTCCATATTCTTGCAGAGAGATGTCAAAAATGTTTTGATTTTCTTGTGGTTTAATAGTTTCCATCGATTTTAATGTTTTGTAAATCGTTGACATCTAATGTTTTTACATGAAAATTGTCATACGATAATTGTTTGTCTATTTCGTTTTCTAGTCTCAGCCTGGAAGTTGCATCCGGGCTGTTGATGTATTTTTTAATTCCTACTCCAAGAATAGGAAACTCTTTATAACTTCCTTTCTGGCTTAACAATAGATGCTCTATATTTTGCTGATCAGCGTCTTTAATGGCAAAATCTCCATTTGTAATTAACAAGTCTTCATCTATTATAAAATCTTTCATATGTCGTTATTATTATTTGTTATTGATTAAACATCTTTGAATTTGCGCGCCGTACTCAAAAGATGCTTTTTTTGATACTGTAAAATTAAGCTATGCAGATTCTTTTATCAAGGTTTTAAAGCTTAGTAATCAGTAGCTTCAGTAAGTTCTGCAAGTTGTTTTTTTAGTTGCTTTTTTTGATTTAAAAAGTATTTTTAGCAGCTGGAATAATCAGGTTCGTAATTATTTGAATAATCATTTTTATAATATTATTTTTAATGGTATTCAGTTTTATTTTTGAAATTCCTGCTGTTTGTAATGCCTGCAGTGCAGTTAAATCAAGCTGACTTTTTAAAAGCCATTCGAAATCTTCTTCGGTTAAATCTCCAGATGAAAAAAGAATAATCCAGCGTTCCAGTTTTTCTTTCGAAGCTTCCAAAAACAAGTTGAGATCTTTTTCCAGCTGAGGTTTAATATCTTTGTAACTGTTTGTTAGAATAGTTTTTAGTTCTTTTTTTAAGTTTTCTATTAATTTATCTTTGTCCATTTTTTATGTATTAAGATTTATAAGCTCTATAAGTTCATCTTTTGATTGTTTATCTTTTTTGATTTCATACTGGATAAGTAAATCAAAAGCTTCTAAAATTTGTTTCTTCGATTCTTCTGAAAATGATTGAGATACAATTCCTTTTGTTTCCCAACGTTTAAAAAATCCTGCTACTAGATTTTTTTCTTTATCATTAAGTAATTGCCACATTTGAAAAGTGATTTCATTGTCAGGTTTATTTTTTTCGTATTCAACAAGTTTTTCAATGTTCAAAAACAGTTTGTCAATATCTTCTTTGTTTTCAGAATAGAGGATTGTAGATTTATTCATTAAACTGACTGTTTCGACTTTCAATTCTATTGTTTTTTCATAAGAATACTGATCGAACAATGCGGTTCTGGTAGAGTTACAGGATGAAATTGCAAGTGAAAGAATAAATAAAAAAGCGAAATGTTTTAATTTTAAATACTTCATATTATTTGTATAAGATTACATAATTTTTTTTATCACGTTTAAGTCGGCTGAGCAGTTTCCAGTCGTCATATCCCTTTTTGTCAAAATGAGGAAGATCTTTAAACGTTTTCCAGTCGCCACCCCAGTTCCAGCCATTTTTTTTGAAGATGTCCACACATTCCTGCCAATCCGAAATCTGATCGTCGTCCCAGTCTTTTGCCGTATCCCATGAAGCAGTTTTTCCGTCAATAATTAGGCAGATATCTACAGCAAATCCGTAATTATGAATAGATTGGCCTCCTTTGGCATTCGTTACTTTTTTTCCAGGTTTGGTTCGGCCAAAAGCATAAAGATCCTCTTGCTCCTGAAAAGTTCTTAGACCTTGAGTAATGCGTACTTTTGCTCTTCCGGTTAATGCGAGATCACATTCTTCGATGATTTTAGTGACTTCTTCCCTGACGGAAGGATGAAGCAAATCAATGTGTTTTTTTGTTGTTTGGTCCATATTTATATTTATTAATGATTTAAGAATAAAAAAGCCTTCCCAATTGTTTGAAAAACAATCAGAGGATGAAAATGCAATAAAAATATTTATGTGTTTTTAGAATTTATTTTTGATTAAAAAGAAGGAAATAAATTCTGAAAAAATCTTTTTTTTAATCTCGTTTGGAGATTAAAAATGTGGTTTTAATTACAATGTAAAAATAAGCGGAAGTTGGCTGTTTTAGAAATAATATGGCATTGTAAAACAGTAGTTTCAGTAGATGAAAGAATGTTTTTTGGAAGGTGTTTATGGAGTGAAATTATAAAAAAATAACCCGTATTTCTAAAACTGAAAAACGGGTTTATGATTAAGAGGTGCAATAATATTGATTAATAAGAACCATCAACTTCTATATATCCTGCTTTTTTCATTATATAAAGTAACTCTAAAGTTTCTGCATCAAAATAAGCAAAACAAAACATTCCTTCAAATAGTGAAATAATTTCACCTTTTTTATTGTATTCTATTTGGTCTTCAGTTTTAAATGAAACAACATATACTTCTTTTTGTGTTTTTCTATCTCTCAAAACAACTAATTCTTTATATCACAATCTAAACCAATATCTTCGTCATATGAAAAATTATTCTTTGCTATCCATTTTTTTAAGGACTCCACTACTTGTTGTTTTGGATTCATATTTTACTGTTGGTTTTTAGAAATGAAATCTTTGAAATCTTCCATGAACTCAATGAATTGATTAAAAGTCCAGCTGAAATCTTCTTCCTCTTGAGGTGTTCTCCAGTCGAAAAAATAAACATATTCTTTATCTCTTGAAATTGCTAGGTTTCTTGAACCGTACAGGCATATGTGAATTTTCTTCGTAGTTTTATAGTTTGTAATTTAATTTTTTTAAATAAACCCTAACTCCATTTCTTCTATAGAACTATGCCAGAAATCGGTATTAACATCATTTTTTTCTACAGATATTAATCTGTTTTTTAACTCATGAGCATATTTCTTGTGGTTTAAATAATATTCTCCTAATGTTTGAGGAATTTTTATTTCATGGTGAAAGCGTGTAAATGTGTAGATATATTCAAGATATGTTTTTAAATCTTTATTGATAGTATAAGTTAATATTTCTTCGCTATAGTGAGTTCTCCCTATTATTTTTTCGGTTTTTATGTCTATGCACAACGCAAATGGTTCATTAAAGAAAGTATTTTTAGTACCAAATTTCAAATATTTGTTATCTAATAATTCTACGTTTCCAAAAAATTCATAATCTCCCCCAAAAGTGTGATGATTAGGTAATCCTATTTGGTATAATATATAAGTTGTTTCTTTGGATAGACCATCTATTAAATTACTATCTTTAAATTTTACTAGACTATCGGAATAGTATTTTTGGATTTCTGTTAAGCTCATTATTCTTTAATTAATTTATCTAAATCTCTTTGTCTCTTTGTTCTAGACTTTAATCTAGATGCAATTATTTCTGGAGTATCTCCTACACCACCGGTCCCGGGATATTTATAACTATATTCAACTTTTATATTTGGAAAATTATCCTTTAAAACCTTTTTGCATTGAGATTGTCCTAAACTACAGGGCTCTAATTCTGAATAGATTTTCTTTACATTTTTATATGGAATATTATTATCCCTTAACCATTTCATCCCTAATATTTCTGCATGTGTTGTACTCTCAATTTCTGTAGAAATAGCTTTATACTGTTTTGCCCCGTCTGTATCAATAAACTTGAACACTGCAATATTTCCGCCATGTTTTGGCATTGCTAAAGATTTACGATGTTCGATTGCTAATTTACTCATTTTTGATTCTCCTAAAGGGATTTGTATAAATTTAGTTTCTACAAGTACTTTTTTAGTTAGAATATTTTCAGCAGTGTCTATAAATTCAGCATATTGTTCAGGATCTCCTTTTTGGTTTTCTTTAAGAAATTTTTTAAACTCCTTCTCTGTCATCTTACAAACATCTTTCCCTGTTTCAGCTTTTACAAGTTTATTGGCTTCATCTGTAACTTTTTTTATTTCTTTCGCATCTTCAACTGTTTCTGACAATTCAGCTGCGGCATTTCCTTCTCTGGCTATCTTTGACATATTTGGTAATCCAAATGAAAAAAGGTCAACTGTTACGCTAAAACCAATCCAGAGATTGGCCAACCAGCCATAACCATTGTCATGTAATTTCTGTAAAGTATCATTGCTGAGCATGGCATAATGGGCAACATCTTTTGCTAAAACAACACCTGCTAATGTCCTTGCGGCTATTGGAGCTCCTTTAGCTAATAGAATACGTAATGCACCGTAAGCAGACAATAAACTCAGTAAATCTGTAGCAACATTAAACAAGTCCCAGTTAGATTGTTTAGTTGACATATTATGGATTTTGAGAGCAAGAACAAAAGTGTTATCGTCACCCACTTGTTCGCCTAGTTCACCTAATTTGGTTCCGAAGTTTAATTTTGCAAGAGGATTAAAAGGTCTATTTAGAATATAATATTTTGGTATGTATACTTCAGAAACTCCAGGCGGATACATTCTGTCAAGTTCTTTTGGATTATATGCTTCTCTAGGTTTTCCGACCAATTGAGTCGCATCTTTGTAATTATTTAATATTATTGTTTTTCCTGACCATTCCGTTTTTATGTGAGTATCTCTAAACAAATAATAGCTATTGTCAAAATAGACCGTTTCTGTTGGTTTTGTGTTGTCAAACTCAGAGACTAATCGAGTTAAAAAACGAAGTAAATCCTGTACTTCTTCGCCGTGAAGTTTAGAATATATTTCATACAGTAAATCAGTATCTTTAAGTTTTAGATATAACTTTTGCCTGTCTTTTATTGCGTAAAGAATTTGGAGGACAGCTTTATCTTCATTTGTATCAAAGTCTGTAAGAGCCGTCATTCCTTCAAATAAAGAATTGTCTTTTAAAATAAGATTAAGATGTCTATATAGTTCCTCGTCATCCATTTTGCCAAATAGAGTTTTGGGCAACGATTCATAAATTACATCTAATTTATTTGGGTTGTCATTGGCTTCTTTTATCTTTTTACGATATAAATCAATAATTATTTGTTCGTCACTAGTAATTATAACTCCTAATGAGTCTAGTAAGGTAAGAAAGTGATCAAAATCGTAAACGATAAATTTGAAAGCAATTTTTTCAAGATTATGATCGAAAATGGCTAAAGTAAATTCAGTATGATATTTGCCAATTTTTATATTAGGTTTAAAAGTTTTTGGAATTAAGTTTAGCCCTAAAAAATAGTTCCATTCTAAATGTATGGCTCCTGTTTTTTGCGTTCCATGACTGTCGTTGTAAAACATAATTCCAGTTTTTTCTGGAGTACTGTTTGGAAGTCCTATAAAATCACTGAAAAGCATTTTTGGATAAATTTGCTTAATGTTTCTTTTAATACAATCTATAACTTCTACTATAGAAATGAAATAAGCGGTGTTAGTGATTTGTGAACTTTTAAAAGAATCAACCATTATTTTTGCATTCCTATCATCCTCAATCTGCTGTCGCCAAATGTTGAGCATAATTTGTCTAAACCTTGCCATTTCAGAAGCGCTGGTGTCATTTAGTTCTATAGTATGGTTTTTAATAATCATGATTTTGGTTTTTACAGAAAGGGATAAAAAAAATATGCTTTTATAGTATTTCTACTTTTACGGGTTTTGGCTGAATATGATCTGAGAAAGCGGTTGTGATATTAAGTCGTAAATCATCTTCCTGCTCGATTTTTCCATCGCCTCCGAGATAACAATTTTTAAAAAGGACTTCAAGCGCTTTGAATTCATCCATTTTTGAAGCCTGTAAAACAGCAGAACGAATACTCATGTCTGGTTTTTTGAAATAAGCAAAAAGGGTAGTGTCATCATCGTCTTTAATAGAAAGTTTAACCACTTTTTTATGTTTGTATTTCCATTGGTTAAATTGTGCTTGAGTGATATTTCCATCAAGAATTTCTGTATTTTCTGGTGTTTTTGTTTTCATGTTGAAAATCGATTTTATTAAAAAAAGAGGCTGCCTGAGCTTTATTTCAGGACGAAATGCTCAGAGCAGCCTTCTGAAGTAAAAAATTGTTTAAAAACGGACTGCTAAAAGAGCAGATAAGAATAGTTTGCATGCAAAAATCATGTTGCTCAGAACTTCTTTTTTGCGTAAAGCATGGTAAAATTGGTTTTCTCTTTTGGGTCGGTTTTTAAACAATTTTATAGTTAAGGAAAGTATTTTAATAGATTAGTTCCATTCAATATGAGAACAAATCAAATCGAAAGAAACCGCAATTTTAGTATCTCCCTGGCTAATTCCTCTGCTGTTTGAATTGAATTCGCAGTTTCTGATGGTATGTGTTATTACTTCATTACTGTCGTCTAAGTAGCTTACAATGATACTAAAAGGATTAATATCTTGTAATCTTTGACCTTTTGGTAAAGCGGCCAATATAGCCTCAACTTCATAATTGTATAAAGTCATAGAAGCTTTGGCTTCATATTTTCCTCTACCTCTGTGTACAGGCATATCGCCCGCACCATAATGGTTTTCTTTAGAAACTGAGTCGCTGTAGTTTACAGCAGTAATTCCTGTAATAATATTTCCTGCAATGCTTACTTCAATTGATGACCAGCTGTGTTGTTGTCCGTTAATTAATGGCAATTTATTCATATGTCGCTTTTATTTGTTTTCATACCTGTAATAACTGTTTACGGCTATCACATTATATTATCGTTAGAATTTAAATTTTTTTGGGAATTGTAATTTGTGAAAATTATGCCTTATCGATTCCGAAAGGATTTTTAAATCCTAAATCGACCACAATTTTGCGGGCAGTTCCAACAGGAGTGATTTCTGCTTTTACTTTTAATTCTGAAGTTGCTAAGATGTTTTGTTTTGGATCTACATAAACATCAAAAGCAGATACTTCCTGATTGGCAACCATGCCTTCTAAAGCGTTTCTGCATAAATCCTCGAAACTTTTAGAAACCGACTGCGGTAATTTACCATCAATGTCAACTAAAACCGGAGAAGCCAATTTTGGTAATAAAGCAGTACGCAGTAATCGGGTCGCTTTGTTTATAGTACGGTTATTCTCGATATAGGCAAAGTCTGAAGTTGCTGAGGTGCAAGTGTGGCTGTCATTAAAATAAACCCCCGCCAAACCAGTGTGAGTCTGCGTAAAAATGTATCTTTTATCATTTAAAGTTCTTAAATCTCCAAGTGATTTAATTTCTTTTCCACCCACAAAACCTGGTTTTGCAAAACCATTTCCTGTAAGATTGAATTTTTCAATCCAAGCAATATTTTCAGATACCTTTGCTTTAGACAAAGCTCCTAATGCTAAACCAACTGCAGCAGTATTTTTGTAATAAACTGCTTTTTCCACATCCATTGCAACTACTACAGATACATTTTCTGAATTTAGTTCTGCTAAAGACGGTGAGGTAGCCTCTGCTGCAGTGTCAAAACCTTTTCCTTCTAAAAGGATTTCAAATGGCATATAATCAGTGTAAGCAAGGTTCGCTTGTTCTTGTGCTATTGCTAATGCTGCTTTTGTTTGAACAAATGTTGTTTCGCTAGAGCAGATAATCGCCATTTGACGAATGTTTCCATTTGCTTTTTCCTGCATGTCTATTGCCTTTTTTACAGTGTCGGCAAACGATGCTGCATCTACAACCATAATGTACAAATCGCCTGAAGGATTCATTCTAAAAAACTGCTGAATTTGGTAATAGGCAGATTGTCCGCTTAAGTCGTAACTTTCTGTAATGCCAAGGTCTTCTGCATCTTCTAATGAAGCTAAGCGCTCGATTTTGTCAAATTTTAAATTTAAAGTTTCTTCACCGCTAAAAAGTAATCCTGAAACCATGTCCTGTTCTGGATTTCTTCTTCCTAATCCGCCTGAAAGTTTGTTAATTGCTACATCGTTTAATGTACTCATAATATAATTATTTTTAATTGTTTAATTGTGTTTTAGTTTGCTGGATAAAAGCAAAAGAGTGGCCGTAACAAGTTGTTAAACTTGTTAATATGAATGTTATAGTTTGAGAATGTGATTGTAACTCCTAATCCAAAAATCTGGTTTTTGATTTTTTGAATTTTCTGTAATATGTAGTTTTTTTGCCTCGATTTCACCTTAAGCCATGTGGTAAAATATATACTTATAAGCGAGAACAAATTTAAGTTTCATTGCTGTTTTTTCCAATTTTTTTAAACTTCAAAGCCAGTAGTTTCAGTTATTTATGCTTTGGCTTCTGTAGCAAGTCCTTCGTTGATAATAGTGTAAATGGTGCGTTCTGTAAGAAATAAAGTGTCTGAAAGTTCTGCAACTACAACCTTCATTTGTTTGGCTTGATTAGTGTTAATGTAGTTCATAACATAATCTCTCCTTTTGTCTAATAATGTTCTGCTTCTTTTCATGATTTTTCGGTTTATAATGTATGTTTATTCTTTTTGTTTTTAAATGGCTTTGTATGGTTGTGCTGCAGTTTTTTCAGACTAAATATTATTATTACTTATATCAACACTTCCTTCAACTTGATTTGGGTTGATTCCGATAATTCCGGAAGTCAAATTATACCCTAGTTCTTCCAGTTCTTCGTTCGATAATCCATTATTGAAAAGAATATATTTCTTTTTTAAGATGTTTTCGATCAAAGTAGTTTTATAAGTAATCTCCCAAATGAAGTAATCGTTTTTAGTCCAATAGTCATATTCATTACAATACTGTTTCTCTTTTATCTTAAAAGTAGAATTAGTATCAATAAGTGAATTGCTAATGTCTGCTGATAATACAGATTTGTCAATACGTTGGGCAATTTCAAAAACATCTTCGTAATTTGAAGATTCACTTCCACTTGGCATTACCACATAAAGGCAAAATGAAACTTCAGCTTTATAATTTTTTTCAGAAGATGTCTCCCAAAATATATTATCATACTTAAACATTACTATAGGTTTTTCTATAGGCGTTTTAAAAATAGCATCGCTATATAAATGAACTGTTAACGAGTCAGAAATAAATTCTGTTTCGATAGCTTTTTTCTTTTCTTTATAAAATTCTTTTAAAATCATATGTTGGATTATTTTTGAGCAAATTTAAAACATATGTTTTAATTTAGCAAACATATTACATATAAAATCGCAATAGTTTCAGTAATATGATTTAACTATTTGACTACTAATATGTATGATAATTCATAAGTTTTTAAAATATAATTAACTGATAATCAGTAAATTTTAAAAATATTTAATAGTAAATGTGATTATTTGTCATATATTGTGTAGATTTGCAACATATACTTGAAGTTTTGCTTTAAGTAAACATATTACATAATCAGCCAAACGAGTTGCAAAATGGAAATACACGATAAGATAAAACGTATTATAGATGAAATGAAGTTAAATAATAACTCATTTGCAAAGTTAATTGGAGTTACAAGTACTACTATTGATAGTATTACTATTGGAAGATTACAAGTCGATGGTGAACGAAAAAGAACAAAACCAGGTTTTGATTTGCTGCAGAGTATTATTTCACATTGTCATGTAAATCCAGAATATTTTTTTGGAAATAGTGAAGATATTTTTACCACTAAATCAAATAATGCGGTTAATTTAAATGTCCCTAAAATTATAACGGTAAATGATGAAGGAGATGAAAATATCAATTTTGTGGGAGTAAAAGCCCGTGCAGGTTACCTAGATGGTTATGCAGATCCGGAATATATGGAAAGTCTTCCTTCTTTTAGTATGCCAATGCTTAAAAACGGTACTTATAGATGTTTTGAAATTAAGGGAAATTCAATGTCAACAACGATTCATGACGGAGATTATCTTTTCGGAAAATATGTAGATAATTTTGACGATATACTTGACGGAAGAATTTATGTTATAGTCAGTAAGAATGATGGAGTAGTGGTAAAAAGGGTTTTAAACAGAATCAGGGAAAGCGGAAAATTGATTCTGAAATCTGATAATAGAGACGGAAATTATCCAATGTATTCTATTTATGCCGAAGATATCCTGGAAGTTTGGTACGCTAGTATGTACGCATCCAGACAAATGCCCGATCCGATTAATATTTATGAAAAGATTCATGATCTGGAGAGTAAGTATTATGAATTGGAAGAAAGTTTAAAAAAGAAGCTGAATTGAAATAATAAAAGTCAAATACAATTTATAAAAAGAAAGAGAAAGTCTTAAATAATAATAAGGCTTTCTCTTTTTTATTTGATATATGTTTTATGATGTATTTCTATTTTGTTTCTTTTTAAATATGTTAACTTGATAGGAACTCAATTTGAATTTATTTTACGATTAAGGTATATTTAGTTTTTATTCCAATTACATTAAAAAAAAATTCTAATTGCTTATACATATTGTCACTCAAATCTAAGTTTTCAATTTTACCAAAAGTTTCTTTTGTTTTGCATTCAAAACAAATTTCTATATATTCGAATACTTTGTTATTCTCATCAAAGAAAAGAATAGCATTTCTAGGAAGATAGCAGCCTCTTGTAATTTCTGAACAACTTATATTCAATTTTGAACAAGTGTTGTACAAGATGTCAGACAACTTTTCTATTTGAGGAATTGTTAAAGTTTTTATTTGAGCTACATTTTCTAGGGATAACGAATCTAAATTCTTTCTCGGTAATTCAAAAGGAGTTATATACTCTAGATTTGTTATATTGACTTCACGTTTTTTGTTTACTGTGTCAGTTATTATACTTGCAACTAAATTTTCGTTATTTAAACTTAAGTTACAAGAAATAATTTTTATCTGAGAGGATTTATTAAATGGATATGAATTAATACGTTTTGAAAGATTTGCAATATTTTCTTTTTTTGTATTAAGAATTTTAGGCTCGGATAAACTATTTTTTTTTGATTTATTTTGGGCGCTAACAATTATTGACACTAGAAAGATTAGGCTTAAAAGTTTTTTTTTCATTTTTATAAGTTTATTGTTTAAAATCAGGATACTTATTTTCTACTCCATTTTTCCAAAAGTCAAAATTATTTTTCCCATATTTTTTTATATAAAACGTCTCCCACGAATTTGAAAAATATTGCTGAGCATATTCTAATTTATCACTTTGATTTTTTGTTAATTCTTTTTTTCGATCTATTAAGTCATATATTTTTGAACGATTTTTACTGTATATCCATAAATCTTTTTTTGTTGTAACTGTTTTTTTTTCTTCAGAGTCGTAATATATCCATCCATCTGTTTTTATCCAATCTTCAGAAGCAACTAAAAAGTTGTTTAAAATTGAACCATATCCATTATAAATTAACTTTCCCTGTTGTCTATAATCATTATTTTGTTTAACCTTGACATAGTTAGTGCATCCAAAGACTTTAATTTTTTTATTTGAAAAACTAGCTAATTCAATTAAGAAATCAGGAGTTTTTCCTTCCCAGCAAGCTACAGAAAACAAACAACCATTGTCAAGTAATTCATTTATTATTATTTTTAAGCTAAAAAATGCTTCAATCCATTTTTTAGGAACACCTATAATCTTTTTTTTAGATTTATCAGCTGACTCAATATTAAATACTGTAATAGTTTTACTTTTCTCAAAAACATCAGTTATATATTCATCCTTAATTTCTACAGGCTCTTCATCTGCTAATAAAATAGCTTTCTTTATTTCTTTCATAACCGAAGTGTCCAAGTGTACTTTGTTTGCATCATTGAAAGAACGATCTGAATAAGTATATCCATGATGAACAATACAAATGTTTTTATATTCGTATTTCTTATTAAGTTCTTTAAAAAATTGAATATCAGCAAATGTTCTAATGTACTTTACAACCCAAATGTCATTTTTTACATCGCTAAATTGTTCTATACTGTCATCATCCAAAACTATTAAAAGGTTTATTTTTTTCTTATCTACAATTAACGTTTTATCCTGAAAACTAGTATCTCCGTTTACTTCTTTTATTCTAAATATTCTTTCCATTTTTAGTAACTAGTTTTCATTTTCAATTGAGATTTCTTCTTTTAAAACCGCAAAACCATCTACATTTACCTCTCCACTAAATTTTACCAGTTTGGTATTTGATTTGATATTTTTGCCATTCGCTTCATCTATTACAATGACTACTGTTTCTCCTTCATTGTAGTTTTTTGTCTTTACAACAAGGCTTACTTTGTCGCCAATGTTTGTGGAATTTATCTCATTTTCCAAATCATTATTTTTCCAATTAACACTTACAATTTCTTTTTTTAAAGGTGTTACTACAGGTGGAGAATAATTATCAAATATAACTATTTTAGAACCTGTTTGAAGAGAATTTGTAATATTAATCTTTCCTCCAGTTCCGACATTACACTTTAGCTGCGAAGTTTCCAACAAAGCTTTTTTATTTCCTCCATATACATTATTTGAAGGGGTTTCCCATTTAGCTATTATTAGAGGATTGCATGGATTATTATTTTTTAATTTGCAAGTTCCAAAAGGATTTTTAAAAGTAATATCATTTTCAGTAGCCATTAATTTTTCTTGGATAAAAATTGTGTTTTGAGAGTTAACATCTACAGTACTAGGTGCAGAACCTTGGTCGCAAGTGCATGAAGCACCATTGCAAACATATTTTACTCCCATAATTAGTTTATTTTTACATTATTACCTGTGATGATAGTATCTCCAGAACCATTGATGTTTATCTTTTCTGTAGATTTCATATTTATATTTTTTGCTTCTATGTGAATATCTCCTTCAGTTTTAATGTTTATTGCAGTCTTGCCTTTTAGTTCGATTAGATTTTGATCGTCTTTCTTTAAACGTATATTGTCACTTTCTCCATTTAATTCAAGAGCTAATTTTTTAAGTTCATCTTCTTCAAATAAATATCCAGCAATTTTATTTTTTTCAATAGCTAATGAAGCTTGTTTTTTATCTTCATTATTTTTTAATAAGATATTGTATTTATCTGATGCTACTTGCATAGAATTTAATTCTATGCCTTTATCATTTTTAAATTTAAGAGAAACGTTGTCTTTAGAAACATTTAAGGTTAAACGTTCTTTAGTTTCTTTATTTTCTATTGAATTAAAAGTCGTTGTAAGACTATCAGGTGTAAAATGAGTAATTGCCAGAGGTTTTTCATCCTCATCAAAATAGCTGATTTTAAAATTTTGACTTTCATTAAATTCTATTTTGGCAACGTCAATAATTTTTGTCTCATTGATTTCGGCTTGATCATCTGCCTTTATATAACGAACATATAGTTTATTACCATCTGCACTGTAATCAAAAAACAATTTTGGATCGTTTACTGCCTGGATTCTTCCCATTATTCGATCTACTTCAGCATATTGTGAAATAAAAGCCCTCGTTTCCACTCCGTCAATAATCGAAGCCAAAACCCAGCTGTCTTTTTTAGGAATTGTAATAATTCCCTGTTCCAGATCCTGAATGGATGCTTTTAGGCGCACATTTTTAATAATGGCACCATCAGCTCGCATGATGTTTACTGTATATGCATCTTCTGGATTGTGAAGTGATTCTTCTTCTTTGTTTATTTCAATGACTTTTGCCGCAAAAGTTTCAATGTTCTTATTGTTGCTGGCGACATTTTTTATTAAATCTTTTATGTTTCCCATTTTCTATTATTTACACAGATTCGACTCTTCTTCCTAAATAAATTTTTTGTCTATAGCCATTTTCGCCATAATTTCTTTCTACTTTTTCAACTTGAAAGGTTCCGTTTTTTTCTTTGTCTTTGGCGTTTTCAAGAATAACTTTATCTGTCGGGCGTACAAATGGTTCGCCAAAAGTGAGAATATAGCCTTCAAGCCCGTTTGGTTTAGATTGCATAGCTCTCAAAGCCCCATATTGGTACAATTCTGAAGCTATTTCTGTTGTTGTTTTTTCAAAAACTGCGGGATCTTTTGGCAGATTTTCATTGTCATCATGTAAAACATGTGTTTTTACAAGCTGACCGTTAGGATCTCCTAATTCGATATAAATTGGCGTGTTTGAATTTTTAAAGTATTTCTCAACTCGTGTTCGGGTATTTTTGCTTGACTCGTTGACAACTACCAATTTATCTTCAATAATATTATGTCTGAATCTAAAATTTACTCTTCCCGAAAAACCTCCGGCAATAGACTGTAAGGCTTTGTTTAATTGTGAAGCGAGAAGATTAAGGCCTTCATTAATCAGTTTTTTTACCAACGCTCCCGAGATTGGACTTTTGATAAAATTGCGATCAATGAAACCAGATAATTCATTTGCCGTATGCTGTTGCGGATTGTTGGTTATTGTTAAAACGGGACCTGTCAGCTCAGTTTTAAAATAAGTATAAATTCCTTTGTCTTTAAGCATTTCAAAAACTTGTGATAAGCTATGATTTCTGCTGACGACTATATTTCCTAAGTTTTCATCAAGAGCATTAACTTTAAAAGGCAGTTTAAGTTCTTTAATTCTTTTTTCGAAAAAAATTTTAGGATTAAAATTGTCAACATTTGTGGCTGGATTAACAGCAACAATATTGAGATTATCTTTTTTATCCTGAACATTATTGTCTTTTACCGCTTTTACTTTTTTAAAAGCGTACATAGCATCTTCGCAGGTTATTACAGCATTTGTGTCGGATTGAACTCCGGTAATATAACCTCTAAAAGCAGGTTTGTAATCACCATCATATCCTAAAAATATTTCGATATAATTTTCAAGTTTAAAAAAATCATGAATTGTTTTTTCCTCTCCGCTCGCGTTTGTAAAAAGACTTTGATCATATCCTTTGGTGTCGGTATAAACTTTTTGCGGCATTACGATAGTTGCCGTATCTGTAAGCGATTTATAGGAACTATTTATGCTTACATTTTTAACATAATTAAATTCATAAAATTTAGGCGAGGGGATAAGGCGTACGGTTTCGTAAACTTTAATTTTGGCATTGAGTTTAAGCATTATCTCTAATTATTAGTTCGACGGTTTCATCTGATGTAGCGCTGGCAGTAAATTTTTGGATATTTTTTGTTCCGGAAATAGAAGGAATAGAATACGAATCAATAACCAATTCGTAAATACCAAAACGATTCAAAATGGCATGTGTTACTCTTAAAGAATAAGGCGCATTAAGAAATTGTTTCAACAAAAAAAGCTTTTCTTTAGGATATTCATCTCCAGTTTCATTGGCAATTAAACCCTCCATAGAAATACTAAAATCACCATTTGTAATGTGTTCTTTGATAGTTGAATCTCTTCCTTCAACTCCCTCTTTTTTAATAGTTTTAGAACGGCTTAAATTTACCGTAACAGCATCGACCCTTAAACTTGGCAGGTTAAGGTCATTTTTTATAAGTGGTTCAAAAACTAAAGGAGCAAACACGCGAAGATTAAATTCACCTCCGGTTTTATCAATAATGAAATCTTTTGATTCTGATTCGTTATAGTTAATACCGCTGTATTGAATGTCTTTTGGTTCTAAAATTTCGTTTACATTAAAATTGAATTTCATAATGATTTTGTTTTTTATCTTTAGTTTGAAAATGTTTTGGCAAAAGCTGTAATCATAGTATTTTCCATTCGGCTGTCACTATGTTTTTGAAGCCAGAGTGCTTCCTCAAGAAGTTTATAAAATTCATCCATGGGAAGTTTGTACGGGTCTACCTGAAAAGCATATCGAATAAGCGCTGCAGATTTTTTAAATTCATCTTTCTGCGGAGTTGCATTAATTGTAAATTCACTATCTTTTTTTATCGTTGCTACAATCGAATTTCCTGCAGAAAGCATGAACTCTTCATCGTAACTTTCTTTGTCAAGAAGGCATTCTTTAAATAAAAATAAAATCGCTTCGTGCGGATTGTCTTTATATTTATTTTGATATTCCAGATAGATGTCAAAAGTTGGTTTTTTACAATAAACCGTAATTAATTGATCATCAGAGGTAAGTTTTAATATTTTTCCGTATTTTTCTTTAAGGTTTTGGATGGATATTTCGTCTGTCATTTTTTTGTTTTTTTTTTTGAGATTAAATACAGCTGTCTTTGCTTTCTTTTTTTATGATTTCAGCCAAACTTTCACTTTTTTCAGTTGAAGATAAAGGAGTGATGTTGAAGTTTTCTATAAAAATGTTTCCAGAAGATTGCGATTCCAGTGGATTTTTAAAACTGCTCATGTCTGGTATTTTAGGTGTTTCACCTAAATCTTTTGGTGTATAGTCCATGATTGGTAATTGTTTAATGTTTGACGTAATTATTTGAATGATTTATGCAATAAGAGATGACTTTCTGAAAATATCCTGAAAGTAAATCGTGGTATTTTGAAATGTTTTGGAGAATCTAATAGAGGCATTAGAGTCTGTAAAAGTAGAGTAGAGGATGCTAAAAAAAAGAATAATTAGGCCTTGGTTTTCAGTAGTTTCAGTGGAAATTAAGTCTTCTTTTTTTGCTTGTAAAATGAGTCCTTTTTTTTTAAATAAAATCCACAGTCTATTATATTTTTCTAAAATATATTTAGTTAGCATTACAGATAAAAAAATCCAAGATCATAGAAAATTATTTTCTTATAATCTTGAATTTTTTAATAAAAGTTATACTATAGATGTAACATTATTTTGTACCCAACCCGTATCTGTTTTTGTGTAAATTACTGATCCAGTTGTTATATTTAAACATTGAACTGTATCGCCCTTTTGAGCCTGTCTATAAGTGCTATTCAAAGATGAAGTACTTAAAGCGTTTGTCGTATTATTTGTAAATACTTTTGTTAATGCGATTTCGTAATCTCCTGAAATTGTTGGAGCTGGAAATCTTAAATTGGCATTAGCTACTGGCTCTACAATTTGAATTTGTGTATATCCGGATGCTCCCGTTTCTTTTACCTGAAATTTTCCATTACCGATGATAAGATTTGAATTATTTACATCTTTCTTTGAGGCAAAACTTATCTGATTATCTCCACTTGAATCATAATTGAAAAAAGCTTCGTAAAATGACGTTAATTTAGTATTCCCTTTAATTGCGTAACCTCCGGCATTCAGCACATTTTCCAATGTAATAGTATCTCTAAAATCTTTTTTATCCAATCCAATCACTTTACCTTGATCATCTAAAGCAAGAAGATAGTTTTTTTCAGAATAAATTAACTTTGTCCATTGGCTGCTAGACCAACTTACACCATAAAAATTATTCTCAGAGTCTTTGTAAATATCTCTAAAATTGGTACCAACTTGGTTTGCTATAACTTTTGACTCACCCGAAGGTTTAATTAGAGTAAATTGTGATATAAATAATGGAGAGTAATTGCTATACACAATTATATTGTTTGAATTGTCAAAAATGATGTGTTGTGGCCATTGTCCCGTAGTTCCTTCAAGAACAACAGAACCTTCAGAATCCAAACCTATCAGTTTACTATTTGTGTAATCTAATATATATATGATACCGTTTTTATATGCTATATCAGTAATTGATTTTAATAAATAAATAGGTGTTATGATATCCTCATCAGATCTATATACACCTTCATTGTCGGTACAGTAAAATTCGTTATTATCTCCTAAAGTAAAATAAGAGTAAGGCTTTATGTTACAATGTATTTCAGTTTCGCCTGTATTAGTATTTAATTTAATTACTGAGCCAGTCTCTCTATTAATGCAAAACATTATTTTATTTGAGAAAAACAAGGTTGTGTTTGTTATATTGGTTAAAAAATTTTCAATAATATTAAAGTCTGAATCAATTTTGGTAATACTGTTATTAGAGTGCGATAGATACAAATTATCAGAAGAATCATATGCAAGACTTATTGCTATACTAGATAATATAGTTGTGAATTTAACAACTCCATCTGTATTTAGAATATCAACTTTATTTACATTTTGATAGGTAATAGCAATATCTCCATTATTTTCATTTTGGGCAGTTAACATTGGAAATGATTCAGAAGTTCTAACTGTTGTTTTTGTAAATGAAGTATAATTTTTTAAATCGGCAAATTTTAAGCCTGAATCATTTAATATTCCAGAAGTAACTACTGCTGTATTTCCATCAATTGATATTAAAGAATTTTCGAGACCATCACCATTCCCATTAAATGTAGGTATTACATTCGGAGTTCCTGAAATATTGCCGCTTGGTAAATTAATGTTTCCTTCCTCATCTGCAAACTCTCCATTTACGGATACAGGTATTATATTTGTAGTACCATCAGGGTTTTCGGGTAGATTAAAAAAATTTATTCCAGGTATATTTCTTTTTAAATATAAGTGGTTAACACCTCCTCCAGAACTTTGATAATCTGATCTTAAATAAGAACCTTGAGATATTAAATGAGTAGAGTTCCCCTCATTATTAAGAGAAAGTGAATTTGGATGCAAAAAGATTTCTGCTGTTTCATCAAAATTACTCAATGTTAAAGTTTTTCCTATTGCTGTATTACCTTTTTCAAGTGTTTGGTCTAAGTCAGAAGAGGCAATTAAACTAATATTACCAGTACCAACTATTGATTCACCATTGACTGTTTTAAAATCGGATTTAACAGTAACTTCTTTGTCACTAAAAATTACATTTCCATCATTATCCAAGGTTAATAATTTAGTATCTTCTTGTAAAGTAATTTTTATAAGATTATATGAAGCACTATTGCTGATATATACGATCCCTGATTTTGCTACAGTCATATATCTTGGAGATTTACCTGCCGAGCCTAAAATGATTACTTCTCCCAGAGGAGAAATTTTATAAACTAAACCATTTTCATAATCATTATTATGCACATAAAGAAAACCATTTTCTGATACAAAAGGTTCGTTTGCTTTGTAACCAATTGAAGCAAAAAATGTTACGCTAGTTCCATTTTTATCTACAGAGTAAATATTTATGTCAGCATAATCATAGGGTGTAATATATAAGGATCCATCAGGCTTCACGCAACCGTTTCCAACTTCCAAATTAAGTAAGGCAAAATTGGTTATTATGCCAGATTCATTTATTTTGTAAATTACATTTCGAGATTCAAAATCGAAAAAGTAACCATTTAATTCCTCATCAAATCCTAGGAAGCCTAATGATAAATTTCCAGCATAATAAACAGTTTCGCTTATTGTATAAGTGTTTATTTTGAAAATTTTTCTTGAACTACGTTCCTCTACATATATATTATCATTTTTATCAATATCGATATATGAAAAATATGAATTTGAAGATTTTAAAACAGACAAAATGCCTGATTCATCAAATTTTATCAGTATATAGGAAACTCCATCAAAATAGATTAGAAATAAATCTCCATTTTTTGGACTTACAATAATTTTACTTTGTATATAATCCCCTTCGGAAAATGAAAAATAATCTACAACTGTTTTATCAAGATTTACTTTTTTAACAGTATTTCCATAAGGAAAATAAGCTGTTCCGTCAATTCCAGCAGATGGAATAACATCTTGATTATATACAATTTCACTTATGCTTTTGAATTGATTTTTTAAATTTTTAAGTTTCAAACCACTTTTACCATCAATTTTACTGTTAATTTCGGTATTAGAATTGATAATTATTTTATCTCCAGTATCAGTAATATTTGATTGTATCAAATTTAGTTTTTCTTCAGAATCATATCCAATCTTAGTTAGTCTGTTTAAATCTCCTGAAATTGATGTTTTTGGGATAGATTTTTCAATTAATTCTTCAATTCCATCTACATCTTTTACCGGAACTTTATCGAGTTTATGTCGAAAAGAATCCCAAGTGTCCCAAAATTGTTGCTGAGAAGGTTTTAGAGAAGTTTTAAACCAGTTTTTTATTGTATTTAATGTTTGTATTGCCATGATTTTAAGTCTAATTAAGTGATTGTTTTTGGAAGTTGATTTTCTTTCATCAGGATCTGATGAAATTGATTTTTAAAACTATTCTTGTCGGGAATTTTAGGCATTTTTACTTTGCCTTTTACTAATAAAGGATTCATAGTGGTATTTATTTAATTGATTTATATACTAATTGAAGTACCGTTTTTAAAAATAGCTTGAGATAAAGATTGTGTTAAAATGTAATAGCTATTAAAAAATTTGAGGATGTAAAAGTAGTTTGGAAGGATACAAAAAATGAAAAAAATGAAGTTGGTTTTTCGGTAGTTTCAGTAAGAAATAAATAACCCAGAACAACCGGAAATTTCTTTTCTCCAATTATTCTGGGTTTTATTTAAATAAAGTACTTTTACTTTTGTTTTTTAGAAGTAAATTATTGAGTTTGCGCAATGACCGCCTTTTTTCCAGTATCGATAGTCAATCGTCCAAAGGATGTAAACAAGTATCCAGCCTAAAAAAGATAATTTTTTATTGATTTGATTTTTTCCTAGTGCGCTTGAAATTGTTTCCCCTTTTGTACCAAATTGATAACCGTTTCGTTTTCTTAGAATAGTATTCCACAGTGTACGAAACTCGTAATTTGCAAAAATGTCTAAGCCAATTGCTCCAGTAAAAAAATATTGATCAAGTGATTTAAAAAAACCACTGCTTTTTGAATTTTTCCAGACGACAACAATTATATTTAAACATGTTAATGGTAAAAATAATAGTACAGCTACCAAGTATAATAATATTCCCATGCTATAATTAAAAATTGAACATTCCGTCTGCATCCTGTTCAATAATGTATGCCGACATAATTGTTTTTAATGGTATGTTTTTATCTAAAATTAACATTGTTATATAGTCAAATGCAGGCATTCTGTAAAACTTTTCTTGTTCATTGATAATAATACCGTCTTCATTTTTTTGCTCTTCGTATTCAGGATTTAAAATTGGCTGAAACTTGTCATCTCTAACGATTATTTGTTGTGTATTATCTATGTGCCATTCTGGTACTTGTGTTGTAAACTGACTGCTTACATCTTTATCATCCTTATTATATAAAATGCGATAATAAATATCAAAACTTGTAGAATCAGAGTTTATATTTATTCCTATTATATTTAAAGTGCGACTTACTTCTTTAAAGTTTTTGCTGTTTGAAATTGATTGTTCTATTAACATAGTTTATTCTTATCTAATTGTTTCTAAATAAAGTGCGTAGTTATTTAATCGAATTGTTCTATCAGTATTTTGTCCATAAGTATTTGTAGGATCTGCATATGTAACAGTGTTTATAAAGACAAAACTAAAAGAAGCTTCGCTTCCTCCAAAAGTTCTTGTATTATCAGCATTTCGTAAATAGTATGTCGCATCATCATTGGATATTACACCATTATTGATTTTCTGAACAACTAATTGAATTGTTGACCACTGTGCTAATAAAGGATTAGAATTTTGAATATTCGTCATAATTGGATTTTGATAATTTTTAAATCCATTATTATCTAATCCAGAAAATTCCATAATCAATACTTGATTTGTAGGATTTGAACCATTGTAGTGAGTTGCAAAATAGCCATTATTTATTTTTAAAAAAACCTCAGTTTTTGCAACTAGTGGGGCTATTATTCCTGAACTAGGGCTTGGATAATAAACTTCATTTAAGGCATTCAATCTCATAATTGAATTATTTCCAATTTTTCCTGTAATTGTGTTGATGGAGTAATTTTTTGCTGTTGCTGATACACTTCCAGCTATATTTATCTGAATAACTGAAGGTTGTTTAAAGGCAATTAAAATCACACCATCTGAGGTTGTAATGAGTCTAGACCTTACTCCAGAATGGGTTTCCCATAATTGCCCGCTTGAATCTCGTTCAATTGCTCCATTTTGAGGTACGGTAGTTAATGTTCCATTCGGAATTATTAAAGAAGGACTAGTGGTTGTTCCAACTGCAGTTGTAATAAAATCACTTGCTAAAGCAACAGTTCCTGACTTATTTGGTAATATAATATAATTATCTTGGGTGGGAGGTTCAGGTTGGAATTGGGTTAGAAATCCATTGGAAATCCATCGAAGAAGACCAGCTTCATATTGTGCTCTAACTAAACCGTAAATACTATTTATTTGTACAGAAAAAACACTACTATCAACTTGAGATGTATAAGTATAATTTCCTGTGACTTTTTCTGCTTTAATTCCTTTTGGAAAGTTCCAAATTGCACTAATTGTTTGAACATTTGATCTTATCCAGATCCACCAATTAAATAGCTTGGAACGACTAACAACTTTATTGTCTTCAGTAGTTTGAGCTGTTATTTGTGTTTCTGCATCTGTAGCAATTGTGGCAGTTAGTTTTGTTTCGTTTAACTTTTTACCCATTTCGGCAGTAAGTGCTTTTGTAATACCGCCACTAGTAAGATCATTTGTCAAAATAGTGCTTAAAGACATCTGGACATCCTCAATTGCGTCAACAATTTCTTGAATGGTATCTAGGTTAACATTATCAGAAGATAATAGCGTATTAATTCCATTTATTTGATTCTGCAAATTTTTACCCTGTTCCGCACTTAGTAATGAACTCGCGCCTCCAGTAACCAGGTCATTAACTATATATAAATAGTTATTTGCGATTTTTACCATCGAATCAAGAGGGACATATCCATCAGCAATACCTTTTTGTGATTTGTCTTCTTTATTTGTTTCTAATAATTTACCCATTTCAGCTGTCAAAGCTTTAGTGGTTCCTCCAGTAGTAAGGTCATTTACAAAAATAACATCCAACGACGTTTGGATTTGCTGAATAGTATTCACGATTTTCTGAATCGTATCAAGATCAATATTATCAGATGCCAGCAACGTATTTACAGCAGTTATTTGGTTTTGTAAAACAACTCCTTGTTCTGCTGATAATAAAGAAGTTGAACCTCCCGATGTTAGATTATTAATTATATTAAGATAATTATAAGCGATTTTAGAAAGTTCATCTAACGGAACATAACCGCCCGCAGTACCTTTTTGTGATTTATCCTCTTTTGCGGCAAATAATTCAGCATGAGCATTTTGATTTGTATTGTGTTCCTCTAACTGCAATTTGTCAACTTTTGAATCAAATACTGAATCAAGTCCTTCAATGTCTGTCATTGGAACTTTTTCAAATTTATGTCTAAAAGAATCCCATGTGTCCCAGAATTGTTTCTGAGATGGTTTTAGGCCAGTTTGAAACCAGCTTTTTATAGTATTTAATGTCTGTATTGGCATTTTTTTTTAATTATATGATTTATTGATTTTGAGTTCGATAGTATTTAGGTATCGAAAAAGCATGAATTGAGAGTTTTCCAAAATTCCTCTAGGATTTATAAAAAAAAATCCACTAGAATTTTTTTTGATTGGAAAAAAATAAAATTTACTCTTGTCGGGAATTTTAGGCATTTTTCTAATGCCTCTTAATAGTAAAAAATCCATAACGGCTATTTTAATTGATTAATAATAAAGTCGAATGTGGTATTTTTTTGGTGTAGATGAGGATATGATTTGTAAAACAACAGCGTGTTTTAATTTCATTTTTGGAAAAACAAAAGTAGGAATAGTATTATGTGAATGACGAAAAAAAAGTTGTAGGATTTCAGTAGTTTCAGTAGAAAGAAAAGTTGCTGAAACTACTGAAAACAAAGAGTTTGTAATTTTAAATTGTTATAACATGAGACTATTTTTGCATCTAGAAAAATAGTCTCATTATGAATAAAAATACAATTCACAATTTCAACCTAGTAATAAAAAATAGTGCTTATACAGAAAGGCCAGAGGATTTGACGAAAACTATTATAAAGGAACTGGCTGAGGTATCAAAAGAAATTAGCCAGCATAAAGATATCGTACAAGTTTGGCAGGAGCAAAACACTTTAAACACTGTAATAAATAATATTGGAGACTCAGTCGGAGAAGGCGTTTTCGATACCAATGCTGTAATTGAAACAGCTACATCGCCCAACATTACTTCTTCGGCTTCAGAGTCTCATTTTTTTGCGCCAAGTTTTAATGCTTCAATCGGAAGAGACGCTTCCGATACTACTGAAAGGAAAATTATCAATTCTTTTACATCAGCTAGCAATACTCTTCCGATTTCAGAAGCTGAAAATATAATTTTAGACAATCCAATTAGCCAAATTTACGAGAGCATTGAGTCAAAACAAATGCTGACAGTACCACAAACACTTAGTGCAGAGCCATCTGTAGAGCTTATTAAAGCCGAAATCAAAAAGAAATTGGATCTTGCTGTTAAAGAAAATGATATTGAAATTATTCAGTATTGGAGTCGTATTCAGAAAGCTTTTGATGAAGGAGCCACAGCTGCAGATTTTTATGAGAAACCAAATGAAATGTTGTTTACACAAATGTATGTCGCTTTAAAGCAGTCAAGTTCATCATTCGTTGACATTCAAAATTTTAATTGGGAAATCGTTCGTGAAAAAATGATTAAAGCAATCGATGCCAATATACTTAAAGGGTTTATTTCTAAAGTAAATAAAGACCGTTGGCAAATAATCAAGAACCAGCTGCTTAATGAGAAAATAAACATTGCAAATCTTTTTGAGCAATATGATGAACTGTTTTTATTACTAAAAGAAGTTGAAGGTCTTGATAATTTGCCTGGAAGTATTACCATAACTACTAAAACAAAAATTTATCCAAATCTAAGTGCAGACAAAACATATGCTTCTATTGGTCGGGAAGATGTTTACGTGTTCCTTAAAAATGTTAGTGAAAAGGATTCTGATGGAAGCGCAGTAAACAAAGGCGCGGTACAAATTAGGAACAGTACATCATCTTCATTTATTGTTGGTGAAAGTTTGGAATTCTTCATTGATGAAGCTTTTATAAATCAGAAATCACATCAAAAAGAAGATATAAACTGGGTGGTTTGTAATACAAATTCAAATAAAGAAACTATTTTTAAAAATGAAGGTACATCATTTAGTTATAATTTCGATAAGCCAGGAATATATAGAATTGATGCCTATGGAAAATATCATACAGTTAAACAGAAAAAAAGTGCAGCTACAGCTACTTTCATAGAGCTTAAAGTCGTGGCACAAGACATTATAATTACACCTCCAGCAAATGCTAAGGCTGAATTTATAAGACCTTTTGCTGAAGAGAAAACTTTTAGAGTAGCTCTGAAAAATACTGAGGTACAAACGATAAATCCTCTAAAATTATACTATCAGATCGAAACTACGATTACCGGAAAAACAACTATAATTTCAGAAGAAAAAGAATTAGACTCAACGGGTAGTATCAAACTTGCTATGCCCAATTTAGGGACTTATAAAATTAAAGTTATAAGTAAAGACCAATATGGATTGGTGAAGGAATTTAAAACTTCAGTAATTAACAATGAAGTTATGAGTATTGGCATTAAAGATTCCTCAGATAAAGAGGTGTTTTTATTAGGTGATTCAAGTAATAGTTTAACTCTGGAAGTCAAAAAATATAAAATAGATCCAGCCGTAGATAAAGAAAAAGAAGGCGTAAAATGGATGATTTATGATTCAAGTAATAAACCATATTTGCCAGCTGGAGAAATAATTATCAACGAAAACGGAGATTCTAAAAAACCATATATCCATAAATGGGATTTATTTCCTGTGCATATTCCTAAAAAGGAAGGGCATTATACTATTGAAGCCTATTTAAACGATAAAAAAGGTCCTAAAAATGGTGTTATATATAAAATAGAAGTAAAACAGCCAGAAATAGCAGAAGCTTGTTGGGCATGGAGCGGGGGAAGTAAAAAAATAACTTCTGGATTTTCAGGAGAAAGTAATTATATAAAAGCTAATATACCTCACTATGACATTCAAAAGGTTAGAATTTATTTTTATCTGAATGACAAAAAAACAAATCACTATATTGATGTAAAAACCAATGAAAAAGGAGAGATTTTTGAAAAGATAAATTTTGATTCTAATTTCCAAAAACTTATTGGATTTCACGATAGAAAAGATGCCAAAATTGGATTTACGCTATTAGGGATTCAGAATAGTAAACCTTATCCATTTAAGTCGCCAGCTAATTACGATACTAATACAACGATGTCTCTTACAGCAGATAAAAAAGTACTCGATGTTTATTTTACCTATAATGGCAATAGAGTAACACCAGAAGATGAGGTTCCGTTTGGCAAAAAAGGTGCAATTGTAACCATTGTTGCGAAAACCCAAAATATGATTGGAGAAGAAGTTGCATTGACTGCTCATAAAGTAAGCGAGAAACCATCTTTCACCAGTAAAGCAATAGTAAACTCAGAAGGAGTTGCTACAACAAGTTTTCTTTTAAAGAATCTTGATAAGAAACTCAAGTTAGGATCAAAAATAAATTATTACGCAGGTGTTGAGGGTTATTCTACAAAGCATTTTGTTAATAAGGTTTTGGTTATGATTGTTGGGGAAGGGAAAATAAATAGAAAGGAAATTATTGATGAAAAGGATCCACAATTAATTTGGGGATCTAGAGTAAGTAAGGAGTTTAGAATTAAGGTTGTAAAAATATGTAAAAATATAGAAGAGAAAAAAGATGTTGCATTCTCTCCTAATGTATTAATGAATATTATGGCTTTTGAAACAGTAAATACCTTTTCTCCCAAAGCAGGTACTTTTAAAAACATTATGGATGATGATAAAAAAGCGGGATTTGTCGGATTAATACAATTTGGGAAAGATGCTTCTGATCATCTAAAAATAAAACGTTCTGAACTATATAATATGACTGCTGAAAAACAGTTAGATTATGTTGAAAAATGGTTTTTGTTAAAAACTAAAAATGAATTAAAAAGTGCAACAGATATTTATTTGTCAGTAAATTATCCTGTAAAAGCAGGAAAAGGACATTTAGATCATGAAGTTGTTTATGGTGATCCAAATGCAGCTTATCGAGCTAATAAACCGTTCTTAAGGGAAGCTGATGAAATTGATGAAAATGGAAAAAAAGTTGGTATAGACGGTGGTAAAACTTACGTTTGGGAGGTTAGAGAAGCATTGGAAGAAAGTGAAAAGGAAGGACAATATGCTAGAAATATATGGTGTAATCCTCTTGATAAAATGGAGTTAAGAGGATGGTACAGTACTTGGAGACCAGAAGATAGTAATGATGGTATAGTTCCGACAAGAACTGCAGGTAAGCATGATGGACTTGATTTGTATGCTCCTGTTGGAACTCCAGTATTTGCATGTGTTGATGGAGTACGTGTTAGGGTTGGTCCCAATCCGTCAAATACTTATGGAAATACAATTACAATTAAAGGTTTTTATAATGGTAAAGAATACTATTTCTTTTATGCTCATTTAAGTGAAACTTTTATAAAAATAGGTGAGAAAGTTAAAGCAGGAAAAAAAATTGGATTAACTGGTAAAACTGGAAATGCAAGAGATTTATTAGCTAAAATGACACATTTACATTTTGAAGTGAGAAATTCAAGTGCAAGTCAGGGAGCTTCTTTAAAACCTTTCAAAGCAATTTCAGAATTAAAAGAATCTGTCAATATAAATCCTAATAAGGAAAATCAAAAATAGTGAAGGAAAATAATATTATCTTCGTAAAAAATATCAATAATGAGAAATGTATTATTTATTTTAATATTTGCTTTCTTTTCGTGTAATCAAAAGCAGAAGTACGAAAAAGTAAGCAATAGATCATCTGTGGATAAAAACGATATTCATAAAAGTGAAGCTAAAAAATTTGTGATTAATAATGTGTATGATGAAAATGATTCTGATTTTTCAGATGTACAGGTCAATTATAATATAGGAAAATTTGTTTTCGACAAAAATTATAATGAATTTATTATTGATTCAACTTGCGATCAGGACATCGCATATCAAAAATTAAAGGATTATTTACTAGATCAATATGCTGACGACAAAAATATTATTCGATTATCTAATTATGTTTTTTCACTTCAAAAAGACGAAGGCTTTTTATACATAGGTCTTTTTAGAAGAATAGATAGGAATAAATGGAAATGTAAAGATTTAATAAAACTTGAAAAATATTCAGAATTAGGTGAATATAATTACATTTTAGGAGATGGAAAAATCTTTAGTTATACATGTAATACAAGTTCGGGAGACTCATGTTTTGCAGTAGTTATTGATAAAGTTAATTCAGGAGGCAAATATGATAAGATTTTAAAAGCTGTTAAATTCGATATAGTAAATGAAAAGATTATTGAAATTGACCTAAATAAAGAAAAAATAGAATGTCTCCCAGAAAATGAGTGATCAATAAGAAAAATATTCTTGAGGTATATTTTTAAAAACAATAATTAGCAATAAAAAAGCGCAAAAAATCAGAAGATTTTTGCGCTTTTTTATGTTTAGTAATTCATAAATAACCATTTCAGATATTTTTAAAAAAAAAAGATGTGTTTTCGTATAAAAATAATTTATGAAAAGTAATATTTCTAATATTTGTATTTATAGTCATTTCTTGTAATTCTAAAAAGAATGAAAAAGTAGAAGAGAAAGAAATTACTAATAAGCCAAAATTAAGTAGTAAAATTTTGATAAAATCTTAAGAATAAATGAATATGTATATAGTGTTTCTGATTATGGTGATTTTTTTACAACATCTTATGATAATGGGATAATATATGATCGTAAGCAAGGATTTGCTTTTGTTATAAATTTAAAAAACATGAAATCTATCTTAGATACATTTCAAGGTACTTTTAAAGTTGAAACCGAGGGAGAATAGAATGGAGAAGGTCATACAACTTATTATTTTTACGATTACAAAAAAATAAAATTATGTTAAGAAAAGTCTTCTGTATACTAATAGTATCAATAAATATAACCTCATGCAAAAAAGAGAATTCTTTTGACGATAAAAAAGTCTTTAATGGAGTTGTAACAAATTTTGAAGGCTTAAATTTATTTTCTGACAAAGATTTATTTTAG